GTTCAACTTAGGTCGAACCGGACGAGCCAAACATGCCCAATGGATCGCTCCAGCCGAAGCTGTAACGCTCACGAGACTTGTAACGGACGTTACCTGTGTCGAAGTCACCATCCATAGAGGTGTTCAACGGTGTACGCACAAAGTGCTTCAGGCCGTTAGGCACGTCTGTGCAGATGAACCAAGCGTTGGTGTCAGTCAAATAGTTGTTGACGGTGTAACCCCCGGGGATTGAACCGTTGTTCATCAACGCATTGATGTCGTTGTCAGCAGTACCAACGCGGAGATTGGTTTCCAGCAAGCGAGTAGCAACGAATTGCAGCGCAGGTGGAACAATCAGCTTACGTGGTTTTGCAGCAATCAACAGACCACGCTCATCCGTCCAAGCGGCGATCTGAATAACAGAGGCTTCCAAAGAAGTCTCGTTCAAATCAACTTGGGTCGAAGGAGTGTTGGAGTTAACGCCACCGCCAACGGTCGGGTGCGAAGTGCTAAACAGAGGAACGCCATCACCGCCGTAATACTGGCTGGAGTTGGTGAAACCGTTGTTCAGAACAGCAGCAGCCTTGGTCTGCTTGGTGTACGCCATAGCGCGAGCCAAAGACTTGGTGTAGCGTGCAGACAGGCTGTCATACAGATTGTCTTCAATCGCTTCTTCAGTAATACTGAAGCCAAGGGCGATGGTTTCGTGCGTGTAGCGAGTAGAGAAAGCTTCCTGCGCGTTGTCATAAGCGATGGCAGAACCCTCATTCTTGACAGGTGCAGCACCAAAGCCGGACAGCTTGGTCTCTTCCTCAAAGGAACGCTCAGAGGTTTCAGTCTCGTAGATTTCCTTGTGTTGCTCGCCGTAGCGTGCGTACTCCATACCAAACAAAGCGTTCAGACCGGGGAGCAGTTCTTTAAGTAGTTGTGCGCGTGAAATTGCCATGATTTAACTCCTTACAGGCCGACGTTATTTAGATACGAGTGGGCACTGGGGTTGAACTTAACCAACACATCAGTGAACGCGTCGCCGATTGCCGAGAAGCCTTGAACCTCAACAAAGCCCACAATACGGAAAGCCGCAGCAGTTGTCTGCACGGTAGATTCCAAAGCGCTGGTCGAGTTACCAGTGGTCGTAGAACCAGTGGATGTGCTCTGTACAGCGGCAAAGAAGGTGTTAGTGCCCAAAACTGATTGAGCGCCAGAACCATCTAGCTGTGCTTGGAAAGCAACGCTTGGGTCAGTAATAACCTTAGCCGTAACCACGCCGGTTGTGCCGGAAGGGTAGTACTGCGAGTTAATCACCTGACCTTGTGCATTGACGTACTGGCAACCGACGAAAACGCCGATTGCACCGACACCGCTGCCGCCAAGGTTGTTAGTCGTAATGTCGGCACCAGTGGCGGTGGAGATGGCTAGATAGCCGTCTGCGCCAATAATGACTACCTGACCATAGAAAATGTTGGTGCCTTCGCCAGCAGGGTCAATCAGAAAAGTCTGAGTTGCACCTGCATAGGGCATGCCATCAATGCGATTAATGGGACGTAGCCCATAGGGGGAAGCTGTAGCTGCCATTTAATGACTCCTAAAATTTATGAACCAGAACCGAAAGTGACTTTCGACTTCTTATCGACGATCATCGCCATATTAGATCGAGCGTCTCTATCACGAAGAAAATTGCTGTCTACTGATTCCATCTGCATTTTGTTCTTTTGATCGTGCTGTTGCATGCGCGATTCTAAGATTTCAGACGGGATGCGGCAGAGCAACAGACCACCCACTTCGATGTTTCCTTTCCATCGACCTTCAGTGGAAGCGTGCATCATGAGCTCAGGATAATCCTCTGCTTTGCAGGGCTCGTATCCTTCGCGTAACTTGGAAGAAATGTTACCGGGATCAGCTACACCCAGAGTTGAGATACGTACCCAACGAGGCGTCCAACCGGGCCGAGGGTCTGGTGATGGCAAAGTTTCAGGCGCACGCCAAATCATTGGACGTTTTGTTTTTTCTCTGCTATCAAACTCACGACTTTTACGATTTTGTTCTAGCTGTTCCATTATTTATTCCTTTCAAGCAAAGCAACCTGTTTAGCATATTGGTCAATAGGGACCCCAAGACGGCGAGCAATCGCTGCTTCGGATGCCTTCAACTTAATACGATTAGGCGGTGTGCTCCGAGTAGCGGGTGCCACAACGGAACTTGGTTTTGTTGCACGGCGCGGGGTTTCATCCTCGTAAGCCGGTTCTGACCTTTTTCTAGGAGGCGGGTCATATTCTTCCTCGTCGCTCTGAACATCTTCAAAATGCTCAGGAAATCGTTTGCGCATTGTTTTATCAATGGTTTGAAAGTACTCTTCAGTACCTACGTATTCG